CATTATGAAGTATCTATTAACGAAACAAGTGTACATCAAAACCCTGATTTATATGTTTTTATGCAAGTACAATTTTCACATACTTCATGTCGAATAGATTCACTTGTTGGATTATGGGTTCTTGGTATCAAAACCCCAAAAGATTTTTTTCAGACAGCACGTTTTGTTCCAAAAGGGGAATATGATTACAGAAACAATTTTACCAATAAGGCAAATATGTATAATTTAGAAATACAATATTTAGATTCTCTAAAATAAATAAGACCCTATATAGGGTCTTATTTATATATTTATATATATGTATATATTAACTAATTACTTTAACACGAGTTACAATGGTTTCCTTAAATCCATTATATTCATTAGTGCCTTTTATTGTGCATTTAATACTGGCTTTTTTCTCAGCAAAATTTAGTTCAACTGGTGTATTTGATGAAGAAAACCAAGTAAGAAGGTTTCCATCATCTGTTCCCATTTTAATAATATCTACAGGTCCAAATGCGTTTCCAGTTCTGGTAATTTTTAATACTTCTACTGTTGCAGTAATCTTAGTTCCTGTTTCGCCTTGAAATTGCGAATTGCCATATTTATCTGTAAACGTAGCAACCTTTTCTGCTTTTTTAATTTCTTTTTCCATGTGGCGTAGGTAAGAAGCTATTAGCGAGCAGGCTAAGTTAAATTCTTTGTCTCGTGCATATCCTCGCTCGGCAATGATAGAAAGATTTCTTAGGTAATCTTGGTTATTGTCGATTCCATGATTTTTAGCCCATTCTATCGCATCATCAAAGAGCCCATTCTCTTCTGCTTCTAATGCTTGGTTGTAAGGGCTATTCTTGCCTTTTTGTAAATCATTCCAAATTGTTTTTATTTTATCTTTATTCCCTTCATGTGTTATGCGACTCACTTGGTTTGCTGTTGTGGATTGTCCAATCTGTTTATTGCCAATAGAAACCCATCCCCACCTCTGAATCATTACATAAGTTAAAAAGCTAAGTTCTTTTATTCTATGAATTAATTCTTCTCCATCACCTTCACCTTGTCCATTTGCACTCCATAAATCCAGTCCATCAAAAAATTCATAAAGATCGGCAAGTTGTTGTGCAGTAATTTCCATATCTCGTGCTGATGTTCCAAGAAAATCTTTTACACATGAAGAACCAATACCTTTATATTCTTCATCTTTTCTTACTACTATTAATGATGCACGAGTTCTGTTGGTGTTGCAGTGATCGCAAAACCCAACTCTTTTTAATAACCTTGCAGGAATATTTTCGTTTGGTGCTGATCGTGAAATCTTATCCGAATCGATCACTCCAACAAAAGCATAACCACCAACTACAGGCACTTCTCCAGTAACTTTAACGATTGAAACTTCTATGTATGCTGTTAAAAGATTCTCAGGTGTTTGGAATAATTGACTTGGGTTTTTTATTTTTTCAAGTCTGGATTCTATATCGCCATTGATGAGCGAGTCATCTGTTGAAGGGATTTGCAATGTGCTTCTATCTATACCAATAAGATCGGAATGTTTAACGGCTCTATTTGATACTTTCACTTCTGCCATTTCGGTTTTAATAATTTCTATTGTATAACCAGATACTCCTAATTTGGTTGCAATTTTATTAACTTTTTTAAGTTTCTTTTCTAAAGCAGGAATAGAATTAGTTGGTATTGAGAAGGTTTTTTCCATTTCTTTTTCCATTTCGTTTTCCATTTTCATTTTAATCATTTTAATCCTTTCTATATTGAACATATGATTATTTTAAGGGTTTAACTTGTATATGTCAATACTAATTATATACTAATTTTATATCTAATTTTTACAATTTTTTGATTTTCTGATAATTTTGTGCTATTTTTTGATTGGTATCATGCCACTCGCTAGATACCTCCTTGTGATTATAGAGGGATATTGTTTTATCCCTCTGTAATCGAAGAGAAAAAAGAGCAATAGAGTCCAAGCGACCAATTGCATTGAGCGACCTAGAGTCCAGTTGAAGCAGATTAACAATCTGTATCGGTGGGCTTTTTTCATTTAGTCCACAGAAAGAATGAGGATAAATGGAAAATAAATTAGGTCCAAAATATCCAAAACGAACTGCTCCTCTTATGCAGTCCAAATATGTCCGACCAGAAATGAAAATCCTTGATGCTGAAAATGGTCGTATTCATGCAATAGTTTCCACAGAAACACGAGATCGGGATGGCGATATTATTCGTGCTTCTGGTTGGGAACTTGACCGATTTAAAGAACATCCAGTTCTTGTTTCATCTCATAACTACGGAAGACTTGACAGCATTATTGGTGAATGGGAAGAAATTTCAGTTAACGGAAATCAACTGGAAGGCGTTGCAAAATACTACATAGGACAAGGAAATTCAGAAGCCGACTGGGGTTTCAATCTTGCTATGAAGGGCAGAGCAGCATATTCCGTTGGCTTCATTCCTGATATGTCTGAAGCAAAGGAAATAGCAGGAAGCACTCGTGGATTTTCTGGATGGGAATTTAATAAACAGGAATTGCTAGAGGTTAGCCATGTAACGATTCCAAGCAATCCTGATGCTTTACAACAAATTAAAAGTATTGCAGCCCATCCTATTGTAAAAGAAATCATAGAGGAAGAACTTGGCGATATGCGACATGAAGAAGTTATTTCAGACGAATGGATTGCTCGTATAGCTGAAAAGTTGGGTCCTTTATTAGCAGAGATAATTATGAACCAGTTTAAGGAGGGTTACATGATAGAGGTTTTAGAACCAACACCTTTAAAAATGCAAGGTGATGATGACGAAGAAGAATCAGAAGAAGAATCCGAAGATTCTGATGATGATGGTGGTGAAGAAGAAGCATCTGAAGAAGAAGAAGAAACTGTAGGTGCAGAAGCTTTACTTGCTCATGTTGACAGTATTATTGAACACGCATTGCGACAGGAGGCTTAAAATGGCTGATATAACAACGCAAGCACAGATAGAAGAATTGGAGAATGATCCTTCTCGTTTTGACGATTACATTAAGGCAAAGGCTCTTGAGATATCACAAGGAAACGAGAAAAATGCTCAAATGCAACGCAATATTTTTCCAGTTGAGGATGATTCCAGTTCAGAAGGATGGAAGTCAGCAGGTGAATTTTTCGGTGCATTACACGCTACAAATCGTGGTGTTTATGACGCACGATTAAAGGCTTTAAATGAAGCTGAAGGCGATCAAGGTGGATTTCTTGTTCCTGAAGAATTTAGAAATACACTTTTAAGTCTTGCTCTTGAGCAGTCAATAATCCGACCAAGGGCAACAAGAATCCCAATGGCAAGCAACACAGTACGAGTTCCATATATTCGTGATGCCAGTCATGCAGCAACTGTATTTGGTGGTGTTCGTGGATATTGGGATAGTGAAGCTGCAACTGCTACTGAATCAGAACCAACATTTGCACAACTCCAGTTAACTGCCAAGAAGCTTGTTGGTTATACTGTTGTCAGTAATGAATTATTGGCTGATAGTGCAATCGCTCTTGAAGCATTATTGCAGGCACAATTCGGAGCAGCCCTTGCATACTTTGAAGATGATGCTTTTATAAATGGTGATGGAGCAGGTGAACCTCTAGGAATCCTTAATGCTGATGCTCTTGTAACAGTTGCAAAAGAAACAGGACAAGCAGCAACAACACTTTCTTACCAGAATGTTTTGAAGATGTATAGCAGAATGTTGCCAACATCCATTAGCAGAGCCGTCTGGATTATGCATCCAGATACATTCCCACAGATTGCTCAAATGAGTTTGAGTGTAGGAACAGGTGGAAGTCCAGTGTTTATTGCCAATGCTGTTGGTGGTGCTCCGACTTCATTGTTCGGAAGACCAATAGTCTTCAGCGAAAAATGTCAGACACTCGGAACTAAGGGTGATGTTTACTTTGCCGATTTAAGTTACTACATGATAGGGGATCGCCAAGCCTTAACAGCAGCAGCATCTCCTCATGTGAAGTTCACAACAGATCAGACAGTCTATCGCTTCATTCAAAGGCTAGATGGTCGCCCTTGGATTGATACTGCTATCACTCCACGAAACGGATCAAATACACTTAGTCCTTTTGTTGCATTAGCAGCAAGAGCATAAGGGGAGGTAAATATGTCAAATTATAGTTTAGCAGAAGACGGAGTTTGGACAATTTTGGAAACTGCCGATATCGGTGGAACGAATACAGGCTCGACTGGAAACTGGGCAACTTATCTATCAATGGCAGGTTTCGATCGTGCAGACGCTCATCTTGAAATTGGTACATGGGATTCAGGAGATGATCTTGATACCTGCAAGTTTCAACAGGCAACGGATTCATCAGGAACTAGCGTAAAAGATTTAACAACTTCAGCATCTGGTGGAAATTACGATACCGATAATCCAGTTGATGCTGACGGAAATACTGTTCATTTATCTATACGAGCAGAAGACCTTGATACCGACAACGGATTCACGCACATAAGGGTATATGTTGCAGAAGGTGGAAACACTGGTGTCGATAATATATCTGGTGCAATTGTTCGGTATGCTGCTGCAAATAAGAGAAAAGAATTAGCAGGTGATGCGAGTAGTGGTGCAACTGTTTATGTAACACCAAGGAGTTAATGTATCCCACTAGATGATCTGCCGACATCTAGTAGATGCTTATTTCCCCAATGCTCTGAGGGGGCAGCGTTAAAAACTGCCCCTTCAAAACTAGCAACAATCGTTAGAACCGAGAAAAGCTATAGGAGGCTAAAATGGCTAAAACGGAACTATTTGTAAGACAGCAGAATGGAGGAATCTATACTGTTGTCAACGAATCATTAACCACTGGAAACATCTTCTTTGTTGATAGTGGTTCTTCAACTGGTGGAACGAGTGCAGGATTTGGGAATAGCCCAGATGCTCCATTCACCACAATCGACTCAGCAATTAATCAATGCACAGCTTCACAAGGTGATATCATTTATGTTATGGCAGGACATAGCGAAACCTTAACAGGTGCATCTGCTATAACCTGTGATGTTGCAGGTGTAAGCATTATTGGATTAGGTCGTGGAACTGATCGACCAACTCTGCTTCTTGATGCAGGAGCATCAGTAACTATTGTCGTAAGTGCAGCGAATGTCCATTTTGAAAATATAATTTTCAGTGCAGGTCATGCAGACATAACTGTTGCAATTGATGTAAGTGCTGCGAGTGCTACATTCCATAAATGCGAATGGAAAGAAAATACAACAGCAGAAAACTTCCTAACCTGTATCCGAACTTCTGCAGTCGCTAATGCTTGTGATGGATTATCCGTTACAAATTCTGTGGTTACTGATGTTGATACGGCTTGTGTCAACTTTATTACAGTTCGTGAGGATATTGATCTATTTGTTATGAATGATAATTTCATCGAACTTGGGGTCAATGATAGTAATGCCGTTATCGGTGTTGCTTCTGGAAAAGATGTTACAAGCTGCCAGATTTTACGCAACTACATTTACCGATTAAATACAGCAGGCGATCTGCTGATTGATTCCGATACAACTGCAAATTCAGGACTGATTGCCCATAACCGAATCGGTCATGCCGATACTGCAGGTGAGGTCCTTATTGATGCAGATGGAGTACGGCAGTTTGACAATCTTGGAACTGCTACCAATACGGCTTCAGGATATATACTTCCTGCAATTGACAGTTAGGTTTAATGGATGAATAAAGATAGAAGTATGAATGGCTCAAGACGCACAGGCAAAAAACCTGTGCGTCAAGCCGTCAAAGAAAAACCAAAAGATGAAAACGAGGTAGAAGATGGCAGGAACAATCAGTGAATCCTTAACCTGTGATGTTGCTCCAGTGAAGGTTGTTACATTTACCTGTACGGCTGATAGTAGTGATGGATCATATCCTGCTACAACAGTCAGTGCTAATATTAAAGGGCGATTGCTTCAAATAGTTACTGATCCCCAAAGCACAGCACCACAAGATAATTATGATATTACTGTTACCGATTCTGTGGGTGCAGATTTATTGCTTGGTGTCGGTGCAAATAGAGATACATCAAATACAGAAGTAGCAATTGTGGAATCAAATGGGGCTCATTCTGTTGTAGCAGAAACCGATACTCTGACATTGACTATTACAAACAACAATGTGAACAGTGCAGGAATCGTAATCAAGTTGTATTGGTCGGAAGGTGTCTAATGGCTTGGGAGCAATTGCAATCAATTATTAAACAGAATAAAACCATACAGACAAGGGATATGAATACTCCACCATCAGCTTGCCCTATTGACGGAGCAGTTCTTGATGTTCATCCTAGTGGTATAAGAAACTGTCCATTGGGGAATTATAGGACACAATAAAATTTAAGATTATTCCTTTTACAAATCTGGAAAGCAGGAGGAGTTATGGGGAATTGGTACACCTCAAGAGAGCGTGTTAAACGTGCTGCTAATATTAACGGCACGGAAAGCAATGCTCAAATAGATCGCATTATTGAGTCGTCAAGCCGAGATATTGACCAATCAACAAGACGCAGGTTTATACCTATTACTGCCACTAAAACTTATGGTTATCCACGCATAATGCCTATGCCTTCATGGGTGCTTTGGCTTGATGAGGATTTGCAGTCCGTAACAACACTCCAGAC